CCAGCATCGCCATTTGCTCCTGACGATTACCCGTTCCCAAGCCTACGTTCACAGTAATATCGTACTGGTTAGACCACTCACGGGGGTCTACAGCCACATACTTACCCCGCAGACGGATCACACGGGGTTTATCCTGATACTTGCACAGAAGGTGCAGGATCTTCTTAAACATATCCCGAACGCCGGTCTCGGCAAAAATACGGGCTATTAGTTCAATCTTGGCCGCACCAGCGTTTTGCATAGCAGCAACAGCCGTGGCCGTCGTGTTTTGCAGGATGTTGGGGTCTAGCCCTTGAGAGGCCAGAGAAATGCCTGTGCGCTTCTCTTGGATGCCGTCCATGTACTGAAGCATTGGGAAGGACTGACCAGCCACAGGAGGAACCGTAATCGGGTTCAGGGCGTTAGGATTCTTGACCCGTACTATCCCACCAGGTGTGACAGTCAGCAGGTCATCTAGGTTCACCTGACCGTCTACAGCGGCGATACGGGCGTTGTTCGTCAGATACAGGTTATCGAGGATCTGGCGGGTAATCGTAGACTTGATGAGCTGAAGATCCATAGTCCGGTCAGCCATCGAGTGACCAAAGAACTTATGGGGCAGCGGGAAGGGACAGACTGAGCAGAACGGAACGTAGTCAATCTCTTCGTCGTCAAGAATCTCGTTGCCAGCGTAGATAACCTTACGCAACTCAGCGATGCCGTCTCCGTCTTTATCAGTGCGGATATAGCACTCAAAGACCTCCACTTCCTGCATAGACTTGTCCATCGTCTCGTAGTCGCTAGGCTGTTCACCCTGCGAGTAACGAGCCGTGCGCTCTGGCGTAAAGGTCAGGTCTGTATTAGCAGGCAGGTCTTCTACGATGTCTGCATCAAATCCCATAGCGATCAGCTCGGAACGGGTCACGAGCTTACGGTGGGCGCAGAAGGGTGTGTCAGAGACAGTCCGGCCCTTCTTGGAGATGATGAACTCTTCGGGCGGCACGTTCTCAATCTTGACCCGACCCTTGTTTTCCTTCTTCTTAACCTTTACGTCGTAGGCAAAGACAGGCACGGTCTGGGGCATAGGAGGCACGCCAGACTGTTGAGCCATCATCATCTCTTCGGGGCTGGGAGGAACCTGTGCCTCGCCAACCTGACGCTGCTCCTGCTCTACAATTTCATACTGGTCGTCTGCAAGGAGGAGGGCTAACTCTTCCTCTGTCAGATCCATGTAGGACTCGGTGTTGACTACTTCTTCGTCATTCCAGTAAATCTTGATGATGCCGTTCTTCTGGAGCAGGGCATCCTTGAACCAGTCGTGCATGATGGAGACACCAGGGTTATCCCTATAGAACACCCAGTTCGAGTACTCCGTTGCTTGCTTGGCCTTTTCTTCGTCGCCAGGGCCATTAGGCTCAAACTGGACGACCTCATCACCCTGAGTAAACACCCGCATCAGGGCAGGCAACGCACCGTCTACAGCCTCTGCAACCTCGCCTGTAACGATGGTAGAGCGTCCCTCTACTTCGTTGCCATAGGCATCACGGTTGTAGTACATGATGGCCTTACGGCGGGCCTCTGTGGTCTCCGTCTCGATATAGCCAATAGCGTTGTCAATTTCCGCTTGGACTATTGCTTTGAGTTCGATTTCGGTCATTTATACAATCCAGTTGGTTTTAATTGGTAGAGGCTTGTTCCAGCCAGAGTCAGTCGTGTCGATGCCAACAGCCAAGTAGCGAAAAGCGTCTGAGCCATGAGAAGACCAATCATGCAGAGGCCGGTCATAAAATACGCTTCGCTTCTCGTCATATTCTCGCCTGTAGTTCCTCAGACAGTCTAAGCCTTGTTTCACCGCAGGTACGTTGAACCAGCATCTCGGTAGTATGCGTCTCGCCGCCTGGATGCCGTCATCCACGGACAAGCGAGGTAGAACCGTACAGTCAAGACCGGCACTCCGTAGCACCTCAAGTCTGGACTTCCCCGTACCAAGCTCCCGTACTTCAACATCGTGCGGAAGGAGGTGCGAGGCTTTGTGCCAGTCCCTATTCGTGAGTTCCCGAACATACCAGTCCAAGCCTTGCCCGTGGTTCTCAATGTAATCCATGAGGCGGATTTCCTGTCCCACAACTTGGGCCACCCAGATCGCCGTAGAATCTCCCATACCCAGATCCCACGCAGTGAACGTCCTACAGAGATCATCTCTCTGTATCTCGCATACATGGCCTTCTTCTTCGACCTTGTTGAGGATCTGCCCGTAGTACGAACCTTCGACCGCTGCGTGGAAACTGCACTCAAACTCTTGGGCGTACTTATCGTCGCCCATCTCTTTCTTGGCCGCTTTAAGTTCTTCTTCAGCCACGATCCCAGTCTGCGATGCCTTGAACTCCAGCAGCGTCCAGCCCTCTTCAGTCTCTGCTCTGTCCCGCAGATCCTTAAAATGGTTCGCACCCTTAGGCGTTCCGATAAAGAGAGCTTTGCCTTGTCTGTCAGCCAGCGCAGGTCGGATAATCTCATTCCAAATCTTCGGATTCATGTCCCCAACTTCGTCGAGGACTACAAAGTCTAGGTAAATCCCTCGTAGTGAATCAGGATTGTCTGCTCCGTAGAGAGAAATCCTTCTGTCCCAGAAATCTACACGCAACTCCGTGATGTTCGGCTTTGCTTCTAGTGGTGCTGTGTACTTGAGTAAGTAGTCCCATGCTACTCGCTTGGCCTGGCTAAAAAACGGGGCAATGTAAGCCAGCCTTGGGGACTCCTTGTCGCACTCCATCGCAGCCTTAATAAGCTGGTTGATGGCTGCAACAGTCTTGCCGAATCTTCGATGGCAGACCGCAACGCTGAATCTGTGAGCATCAACCTTCTCATGCAAGATAAGTTGTTGTTCACGAGGCTTATACGGGATAGTGACTTGCTTTACTTCTGCCATCCGACTGCAATCTGTACTGGGCCTTCGTCTTTGCCAGTTACTTCAGTTCTAGCCAGTTTAGGGATGTGGTACTCGCAGAGCTTCTGCATGATGTCCAGAGCCTTGTCTGGTGCTGGTTTAATCCCGTTTACAGGGTCACCCTCGGCAACCCGCTGAAGCCAGCCATCCATCTGCTCAGAGTTACGCTCTAGCAGGTTTGCAATAGCCTCTCTTACGATAGCAGTTGACTTGTTAGGAACGCCTTTAGGTCTACCCATCCCAGCAGCGGGTGGAAGTCCGGCGGCAATATTTTCCTGTATTTTGTTGATTTCCATTGTCCGAATCCTATTGGTTGTTCGGTAGTACTGAATAATTATACAGTAGTTTAAGGGGCTAGTAGACCTGAGAAGGCTGGGTCGCTTATAGCCGACTTGATCTGCATTGGATCAAACACAGCAATGTTTTTGATGTCGCCTTCATTCACATAAAACGCATCAAAACCAAGTTTTTTTATAGCGTCCTGAACTTCTTTTGACTCAATCTCTTCCCAACTACCTTGCTCTAAACGTCTTTTTACTTGCCTTCCAACTGTAGTTCCAGCAAAAAATTCTGGGTCATTTTTGCCCAAGGCAGTCATAAGTTTGTCAACGTGAGAAGGGTTTTCGTAGTCAAACGGGTTTTTTGCGTCTATGTAAACCGGCCTGACGTTTGGTGATCCGCCTAATGCATCAACCGTGTACTCTTTTCCTGCAAATTCAGATGCAAATTTTGGGTTTGGGCTTGCAAAAACAGCCCCTAGTCTACCAACCTCAAAATCTTGAAAAGACTCTGGAGTGCCGTGATACATCAACTTAGGGTTGCCGGACTCATCTAAAACTTTAGTCTTACGCAACACTTGAGCAGCCTGTTGAGGTTTGACCATACCCAGTTGAGCAAAGCCCATTTCTGAGTTCATGATCATGTCGGTCAGTTGAGCCAAAGCCTGTGGGTTAGTGACCTTCAAAGGGTTGTTGGGGTCTCCGAAAGCCTGGTTCATCATAGACTCTCGGTTAGTAGCACCCTCTTGAATACGGCCACCCAGCATTGACGCATAGTCAGCAGGATTGGTAATCATGTCGTAGAGGCGGCGTTTTAGCGCATCTGCTCTACTGTAGACATATCCTAGTGGGCTAGCCATTTATCACCATTTCGTTTTGTCGGCCCAGTAAGCCGCAGACATCTTTCCCTTGGCGATGTTCTGGGCGTGGCGGGCTTTAAATGATTTCCTACGGGCTTTGTCGGCTTCGGACTCACCCTTCTTAGCAGGAGAGCCAGAAACGCCTTGCTGCCCGAATCTGATAGTTTTTACCTTGTCGCCTTCTTTAGCGACTACTACATGAGACTTAGTGGGGTGGTTTGGAGTCCGCTTGGGCGAATTAAACCCGCTAACACCAATCCTTTCAAACAATTTCGCAGCTTCTTTTATGTTCATGTGCTTTTTCTTTGAAAGTGTTTGAAATTTTGTTTCTAGTTTCTTTGGGCCTTGTTTTCCCAGACCAGTAACGGACTGGATTTCTTAACTTAGCTTCCCTTAATTTTTGCTTATGTTCTTCAGATAGAACTCTACCTTTGTTTGAGGCTGATATTTTTTTCTTTACATCTTCTCGTTTAGATGGGTTAGCGTCACCTATCAAGCCGCCTTGCCCACCCTTAGCAATGTTGAACCTTGGGTTTAACAAAGAGATCCAGTGAATTTCACGACTATTTAAGTCTTCTTTTTGGCAATACTCAATAACGCCCTTTATAAATCTTTCCTTGCCAATTTTGTTAGGTATGACCCCACCTGAAAAGTAACCTCGTTTGCCTCCAGAACTTTTGCCAACGTAAACAACCTTGCCATTGAGAGATAGAGCATATATGTGAGGCTCTAAAAAATCTGGGCTTCCTAAATAACCATTTTTTCTTTGGTCTGGCATACCTTCATTTCTTCTTCGCAGCCCGCATATTGTCAATTAAATTTGGCCAGGGCCGTCCAGCAGACTTGGCCATAGCCTTTGCAGACTTCTTTTCTTTAGGCGACAGAGCGTCAGGTTTGCCCAGACTTTTAGGCCGTTTCTTGTCCCAGATGGCTTTCATTTTTTCTCCGGTAGTTTCTTCATAGACTTCTGGCCTTCTTTGACGTACTCCTTGGCCACTTTCTGAGGTACTCCGAGTTTCTTAGCCATCTTTGGGTCTTTAGCGGCTGCGTACATAAAACGAGCCTGGGCTTTACTTGCGAACATAGTTACTCCTTGGGGTGGGAGGGTGTGTGCAACAACCGAACCTCACGATTCAGATGTTCCTCCCAAGTTGAATTTGTATACAACTCATCTGGTAAGCCTTTACTACTTCGCTGTTCTCTAACTTAGGCTTTATCCACTCTAGTCGTTCTTGGCATTTTGCTTCACTTGCCTGTGGTGGGTCTGCATAGAACTTACACC